TTTTAGTTTTAGTTTTAGGTTAGCCGGTTGACTTGTGAGATTGTCAACCGGCATTTTTTTAATTAATTTATAAAATTTAAACATGAAGTTTCTAAAATATATAGTTGTTAAATTCGATGGCGAACTTGAAATGCGCTTAATGAGATTAACTGAACCTATCAATATAGATAATAGCTACAACTATAGATTTGTAAGGGTAAAAAAAGAAAAATATCCTCATGAACTTATAGTTAAAGTAGACTGCATTCAATACGGCGAATAATAATAATAAACTATGAACACAAGTATAAACCTATCAGAAATGATAACAGACGAACCGATCCTCACCGCTGATAGAGTAATAGATAATACTGTTACTTATCATTTTAGTATTGCTCAGAATACCCCAGAATGGGATGAAATAAGGAAAGGAAAAATTACGGCCTCACCGGCGAAATGCTTGTTAGTACATTCGGTTTTAAAAAGCGGAAAATCAGCAGTTGGATCAGTAGGAACTTTGGCAAAGGGCGCTATTACTTACGCCGAAAAAATAGCAAAACAAAGATACGCGCCGCGTTCAGGCGATGGTGATTTTAAGTTCTATTCGCAAGACATGGAGCGAGGACATGAGACTGAAGCGGCAGCCAATGAACTATTTCAAGAACGCACCGGGATCAAAACACAAGAGGTCGGATTCCTTAGTCGGAAATTAAAAGAGGTTGATCGGTTAATTGGATGCAGTCCAGATAGAATCATAATGGACGAGGAAACGTCCCTCATTAAAAGCGGATTAGAAATGAAGTCAGCTAACTCTGATATTCATTGGGCGAGATTACGCAATCCTCAACTGTTAGTTGATGAACATATGGCGCAAGTGCAGTTTCAGATGTTTATATCAGGTGCAGGTAGCTGGTACTTGACAAGCTATAACGCTAGTTATGACAGGCCAGAGGATAGACTTATAATATGTAAGATACTAAGAGATGATTTTATTATTGATAGATTCCATAATCAAGTGATTGAGATGGAGAGTTACATTAATGATGTTTTATTCGATATAAATCATTTAGCAGAAATCGAAAAAGTATGGTAGAATTAAGATCGTATCAAAGCCAAGCGGTATCGGATGGGCTGGAATTATTGCGAACAAATAAAATTGTTTGTTTGTCAATGGAAGTTCGGACAGGCAAGACATTAACCGCGTTAGCGTTGGCCGAAAAATACGGCGCTAAAAAAGTTTTATTCGTATCAAAAAAGAAAGCGATAGTAGAAGGGTCGATAAAAAAGGACTACGAACTATTAAAACCAGATTACGATATCGCTTTTTGGAATTATGCGTCTTTACATAAAGTAGTTGGAAAGTTTGACATTGTGATTGTTGACGAAAGTCATTCCATTGCCGCTTTCCCCAAGCCAAGCAAAAGAGCGAAAATGCTCAAAGTCATTTGCAAAAATACTCCTATTATATATTTGTCCGGAACATTTACACCGGAATCATATAGTCAATTATACCATCAATTTTGGATATCTTCACACTCGCCTTTTATAGCTTACTCTAATTTCTACAAATGGGCCAAAGATTATGTTTATGTCTACCAGAAAAGAATTGGCGCTTATAAAGTAAATAATTACGAGCGAGCAAACAAAACAAAAATAGATGCCAGAACAAAGCATTTGTTTTTATCTGTTAGCCAAGAAACTGCTGGATTCATACAACCGATTAAAGAAATATTTTTGCAAGTTCCGATGAACTCAGTTCAGAAAGAAATGATTACTAATATTGATCAACGTGGATTCACTTCGTATGCCGGCGAGTTATGTATTCCAGCCAATGGCGCAATCAAGCTAAGTAAGAAAGCGCAGATTAGCGGAGGAACTTGTATTATGGATGATGGTAGTGTGGCAGTTGTATCTAAGAATAAGGTTAATTATATATATGACAGATTCCAAAAACCTAATAAAAGCGATACATCAGATAGATACAATGAATATAAGATTGCAATATTATATGTATACCAAGCGGAAGGAGATTTGCTAAAAGAAAAATTTACTAATTGGACATCTAACGAAGATATATTTAGAGAAAATGATGATGTTGTTTTTATTGCTCAGATTCGTTCTGCTCGTGAAGGAGTAGATTTATCTTCTGCGGATTGCTTAGTTATGTATTCAATTGATTTTTCTGCCACATCATATTTTCAAGGTAAAGCAAGAATACAATCCAAGAACAGAACAAAGCCAGCCAGATTGTATTGGATATTCAGCGATGGAGGAATTGGTCCTTATGTATATTCAGCCGTAAGTAAGAAAAAGAACTTTACACAATCTTATTATAATCAAGCGAAATATAATAAATGAGCGAATCAGCTATTCAAAAAATCATAGCCAAAAAATTAAGGAAAGCTGGTTTCCTTGTGACGACAATGCCAGCACCATCTGGATGGCCAGACATAAGAGCATTCGGTGGTTTGAGAACTATATTAATCGAAGTAAAGCGAGAAAGCAAAAAGGCATCTCCGCTGCAAGAGGTAATGATGCAGAAATTTAAAGATGCTGGAGCAGAGGTGTACTTGATGGACAATATTTATATGGTTGATGATGTAATCTCTATGACATTATCAGATGTGGTAGAGATGAGAATGAATGAGATATCAGACAATAATACCGATATGGACACTTAGTGCATCGTATAATGTACAATAAATACTAAAAATAACCAATGGCTAAGAAAACCAGAACAAGACTCAAGTCTATACAAGCAGAGGTTCTAGGATTAAAAGTAAAAAAGAATGATAAAGGTAGAGACTCCGCTAGATACTATCTTAATGAATCGCAACGGATTGAGCTAGGTCTGCCAGCTATACCTAAAGAGCGTAGATTCGTAGAGATGATTAAAAAGTTCGATAAGAATGATAATATCATTTCAAGGACTGAGAAGCTACAGAGCGAGCCGATAGATGTGCCTGATAATTTTGAAGTGACTCAAATAAGTACCAATACTACAAGTGGTATACAATGGATAAGAACACGACCAAAAAAGGGCGTAGCAGGGGAGAATGATATAAAAGAGCTGCATGATAAATTCATAAAAGAAGTTAAAAAATACGCTTTTAAGTACCCTACTTTTAAAAGATCTAAATCAAAAGAAAGTCATTGCTTAGTTTTTGATCCTGCAGACATTCACATAGGTAAGATATGCAGCAGTTTTGAAACTGGAGAGACTTACAACAGCCAAATCGCAGTAAAAAGAGTAAAGGAAGGACTACATGGTATCTTAGATAAATCTAAAGGGTATAAAATAGATAAAATTATCTTTATCGCTGGAAATGACATACTACACGTAGATAATGCACACAGCACGACTACAAGTGGAACTGGTCAAGACACAGATCAGATGTGGTATGATAACTACAATATGGCTAAGAAGTTGCTTGTTCAAATAATAGAAACGCTTTTAATTGTAGCGGATGTAGAGGTAGTATACAACCCAAGTAACCATGACTTTACACATGGATTTATGTTATTGGATAGCATAAGCTCATGGTTCCACAATTGCAAGCAAGTAAAGTTTAATAACGACATGAGCCATAGAAAATACACCGTTTATGGAAAAAACTTAATAGGCAGTACACATATGGATGGTGCTAAAGTGGACAAGCTGCATGGGTTAATGGCTGAAGAAGCAAGTCAATTTTGGCATGGTTGTAAGCATAGGTATATTTATGGGCATCATGTTCATCATAAAACATCTAAAGACATATTCAGTGTTTGCATAGAGACTTTAAGGAGTCCAAGTGGCACGGATAGCTGGCATCATAGAAAAGGTTTTCAACATGCACCGCAAGCTATAGAAGGATTTATACACCACAAAGAGCATGGGCAAATAGCACGATTGACACACATATTTTAACTAGATGCGGACAAAAAAAGAAATCCAAGAACTAGGAATGAATATAGTAGAATCTGCCAAGAATGTAAGTTGGAAAAATGCAGAGCAACTCCATCGAATAACTAAGAATATCTACTACCTCGAACGCTCTATTCAGTTACTAGACCAGTATCCATCAAAAATAGATCTACTATTCTTAAAAGCTCAACTAGCAACATCAAAAGATAAAGCAGACAAAACAACTGTTGATTGTATTAATTACATTCTAAAGATATCGGCTCATTGAGCTGGTGCTGTCGTTGCAGCATTTTGATGTTCTGGAACGCTACCAATTAGGCAGCTTTATGTGGGGAGATGATCACGAGGTGAAACGTGGTTGTTTCCCTATTTTCTATCCATAATAACCTTAATTAAAGAATAGAATAACTTACCAAGCGCAATCCATCTATTGAATTGATACCATTTAATCTGTTTGTATATCCCATTAGGAAACAAGATGAATGTAGCTTCTGTTAGTTTATTGAATAACATAATAATAATAGACTCCTTCTCTAGCTGATCTAGGTTGGTTGTAATTTTCTTTTCGTAATTTCTTAGGATCATATTAAATCTAAATTGAACGGAGTGTATCCGTTTCCGTTGGTAAATAAAGTTGTCTTTTGTTTGTTTTTAATTGGATCGGTACTATACGACACATGAACCCATCTAGGAGAGCTTAATCCTTTAACTGTCGGATGGTCATCATATTCCCATATCAACTTATAGTAATCCATATTCCGTAGTATATAAAGGAATATATCTCTATTATAAACTCCTAGTTTTTGTGAATATGAATCATCTATATCTATAGCGGCCACATCACTTGTCACCATATGGTCAGATGTCTTTGATCCTCCTATCATTTTATTTAATTGCTTCGATCTATAGAAGCTATTAATTTTTAATGGGACACCCATATTAAGTCTTAGCGGCTGAAAGAAATCTTTAGCTAGATGCTTGATCACTACCATCTGCCTGAAGTTTGGCTTGTTTTCTATACCTTGCCTCGTGGCTGTTTGTGACCTCACCACTTCATTCCATGATACATTATCGGAAATTCTACTGTCCATCTCTATTAGTATTTTCATAATTAATGATCACAATTTATTTGCTCGATCTTGAATTCTAGCACTAAAATCTGATGCTGTAGATCAGCTATTAACTCATTACATTCTACATATCTAGTTATATAGGAGTCCTGTCTTTCTATTGATAAGTTCCATACACCTAATATCTCTCCTACTAATCCAGTAGACACAATAGTAGCTAATATAGCCAACCAATTACTTTTTATTTTTTCCCTCATATCTAAGTTTCTATGTACTTAAAAAAATTCACCCAGCAGATATTCCGCTGGGTGATATTACTTACTTAATTGGTTCGTCAATTACGTGCCTCTCTGGATTCTTAATGAACCCATAAATAGTTAAAGCAAAACCTATTATAGTTTGTACTGCTCCCCATATAGAGTCTAGGTTCTGGTTCACGAAGCTAAAGATATCTACAAAATTATCCAATCCAAACAAAGTTAGTACTGTACCAACTGCTGTTAAGATATGTCTCAATGCACTTTTTTTCATGATCTTATTTATTTAATGATTAAAAAATTATTGTTATTTTTGATTAATACGCTCGTTTTACTGTTAATTTTAAATCGTTATATTCATAATCTGTATCGGTAACACTATCGAGTTTTAGTTCTATGTATTCTCCAGCATTGATTTCTATGTCATCTGTAAAATTAATGGGAAAAACCGATTCAATCGCTTTAAATTTATGCTGCTCAACTTGTACACCATTTACCCATATCTCCAGTTGTAACATTTCATCTAATGTGTACCCTGTAATGTCTCCCCTAACTAGTACCGTATACATTGCCGTACTGTCAACGGTGATTCTCTCCGAAGTAGTTGATGCTGTTGTGTTTATCTCTTCGCCCCACTTATTACTGAAATTCACTGTGGTAGCAGATGTGGTAGATATCGTTTGAAAATTGGATTCCAGACCACCATAAGCAACATTCAGATTAATAGTATTGCCATCACTAATAGCCAAGGTCGAAGATGTTAATGTAAGTGTTTGATCGTCTAATGCTGCATCAACCCACCCCATACCTCCTGTCACCTTACTCCACACTTGACCATTAACTGGTGCTGCTCCTACGCCTAGAAATGTAGTGCCATCAAAATAGGCATTACCGCCTTCCATGTGCAGTTCAAAAATAGGATCACTAAGTCCTATTCCTACATATTTGTTATCTACGTAAACTACACCAAGTAAAGTACTCCATGATATACTGGGTATAAGTGGTTGATCTGTTAAATCATCATATGAGCCGCTAAAAGGTAATGACGTTGTTACTAATTGATCGTTAGCATCTACTCCTACACCGTTTACGGCTGTGCCGCCTGTAAGGTCTGTTACTTTTAAAGAGCCGTTTATTTCTATTATATCATTATCAAACTCACCGTATATCAATGGAGTGGCTGTCGTTGAATTATCTATATATAATCGGTTGTCCGATGTATTATTTCTTCCTGCGTTGTGACCTATTGAGACAGAACCTTCTGTGCCTACATACCCCGCAAATGCCCCAATTGAGACCGAACTACCACTAGAGCCATAGCCGCTATAGAAACCTATGCCTGTATTATAATCTCCGCTTGCATTGCCTAATGCTAATGTACCCATAGATATATTATGGGTTGATGCTGGGTCTATACTGCCCGCTGATCTATATCCTATTGCTACATTATTAGTGCCGATGGTTAATTCTTCCAATGATCTTGGCCCCATAGCAAAATTATCCGACCCAGATGTTAATGCCTGTAAGCTTTCGTAACCTAACCCCAAATTTTTAGACCCCGATGTTAATGCTTCAAAAGAGGCTGTACCTATTCCGATGTTGTTACTTCCAGTAAATGTTGTATTGCCAGCTCTATTGATAAATAGATTATCTAGCCCAGCGTCAAAATATACACTCCCTACTACGTGTAGGTTACTTCCGTATGCTGGCGAACTTATGCCTATACCCACATCACCATCCATATAAACAGCATCTAATGGATCAGTACCATCCACAAACTTTCCATCAGCCGTAGTCAAATCTACTTCAACTAACTGACCGTTAGCATCAAATGCCGCTGACTTTGTTGCTGCGCCTCCGATTCGGTCTGATATTCTTACATCACCAACTACATCTAGTTTGGCTGCTGGTGTGTTCGTTCCGATGCCAACACCAGACGACTTAATCACGAAGTCATTGGTTAGGTAATTATCGCCAGTAATGTCGACAAAAAATTTATCTGCTACTTGTCCATTACCAGTTGCTCCGTAACTCACCTTATAGTCGGATAATCCTACTGCTCCAGTTGGTACAACACCACCAAGCACCCTAGCCCATCCACCAATATAAGATGATGGATACTCTAAGGAATAGCCATAATAGGGAGCACCATTAGACATTACTAGATTAAATTGAGCAGAATTATCCCCTACTCTTATCTGTTCTGCGTTATCTAATTGCAATGTGCCTCCTATCCCTACATCGAACGCATAATCTATGCCGCCAACCACATAATCCCATTGCTCACCGTCAACTAGTTGTCCATTAGCATCAAATGCCGCTTGCTCAATTGGAGTGCTCCCAATTCTATCTGACACTCGCAAGTCTCCATTTATATCTACAGTTGCCGATGGATCAGTTTTCATAAATCCCACTTTACCATCACTTTTGATCCTTACTTTTTCCGACAGAACCTCTTCATAACTTGTACCGAATGCTAAGTCTGAACTCCAATCCCCATCTGACTTCACCCCAAAAGCATTGACGTTGATTGTTGAAATTCTTGGCGTTGTTTCATAAGTCCCATCTATTGCTAACCCAC